AATAAGCCACAAAGGTCAATTTGATAATTAGTGTATGGCTGTAACCAAAGTAGATATAGCCTCTAGGGCATTAATAATGATCGGAGCTAATCCGATTTCTTCATTTACAGATGGCAGTACGGAAGCATTAGTTACCAATAACATTTACGAAGAAATAGTAGAATCAACTTTAACAAGACACAAATGGAGATTTGCTACTGGGCAAAAACAACTATCCCTATTGGCAGCATCTCCAACTGGAAGATATGAGTATGCTTACCAAATACCAGCATCTCCTCAATGCTTACACATAATAGCAGTAACTTCCAATGATTTCTCAGTTGCATACAGCAGATATGAAGATAAGATTTACCTTGATGGATATGGTTCTAGTAGTGTTCTCATTATGGATTATATTTTTAGGCAAGATGAAAGTTTATTTCCTCCCTACTTTCGCTTAGCTCTCGAATACAAACTTGCGAGTATCTTTGCTGGTTCAATAGCTAGAGATGCTCCAATGGTTAGAGAATTTGATGAGCTGAGTGAAAGGCAGTTATTGATTGCCAAAAATATTGATTCACAAGAAACTACTTCTAAGAAACTGTCTACCAGTAGGTTTATTACTGAGAGGAGAAGCAGTCGGAGTGGACTTGTTGTATCATAATGCCCAGAAAGGTTAGACAAGTATATACCAATTTTAGGCTGGGGAGCTTAATAGTTTATTGAATGCTCGAACAGATGCGAAAGCATATTTTGAAGGAGCAAAACAATGTCGAAACTGGTATCTCTTAGATGAAGGTGGTGTTATGCGTAGACCAGCAACACAGTATACTGCAACATTAACACAACAAAGCAGACTGGCTCCATTCATATTTTCCAATGATGAAACTGCGATCTTTGCCTTTAGCAATGGTAGGTTAGATGTTTTTAATTCAAGTGGTGTTGCCATTCAGACAAACATAACTTCCAACTGCAACTGGACTACTGCAACAATATTTGAACTGAACATAGCTCAGTTTGGCGATACAGTATTTGTAACGCATAGGGATTATCCCATAAGAAAAATAGTAAGAGCAAGTGCATCTTCCTTTAGTGTATCTGCTTTTGCCTTTGAAGAAGATGATAGTGTAACTGTTAGTGGTGTAAATAAAACTACACAGCCATTCTATAAGTATGCTGATTCAACAATTACATTAACACCTTCTGCAACAAGTGGAACAAGCGTAACACTTACAGCTAGTGCAAGTACCTTTGTGGCAAACCACGATGAAACCTATTTGGAAGTGGGTGGAAAACAATGCTACATTACAAGCTATGATAGTGCCACGCAAGTAACTGTCAAGGTATTGGAAACTCTTGCCAGTACAAATGCTGAAGCTGATTGGACTGAACAGTTAATTTCAGCAGTCAATGGATACCCCCAAGCAGTATCATTCCACGATAACAGATTGTGGTTTGGTGGTGTCAGGGATAAACCATCAGCAGTCGTAGCCAGTCAGATTGGTGGATATTTTAATTTTGCATTGGGAACTGGATTGGCAAATGAAGCAATCAATGTTGCCATTACTGGCGATAGGGTAAATGAAATAAGACATATGGTTTCTTCTCGTAACTTACAGATATTCACTGATGGAGCTGAATACTTCATTCCAGTATCATCTCAATCAGCAGCCATTACACCAAGCAACATATCATTTTTAAGACAGACACCTTATGGTTCTAATAGAGCTACGCCAATTCCATTTGATGGAGCAACTTTGTTTACACAAAAGAATGGCAAGGCGATTAGGGAATATGTTTTTTCAGATGTGGAACAAGCATACAGATCAACAAGTGTTTCGGTATTGGCATCTCATTTAGTAGATACCCCAAAGCAACACGCTATGCTTACTGGTAACGCAGAAAAACCAGAGCAGTTTGCTTTCTTCCTTAATAGTGGAACTACCTTTGGTGGAAAGATTGCAGTCTTTCACAGCATTAGAGATGAGAAGATTGCTGGTTGGACTTTATGGGATACGCAAACTGGAGATTCATTTGACAGCATAGTAGCCATCAATGAAAATTTATTTACAGTTGGTAAAAGAGTAGTGCCTTCTGGAACTAAATATTTTTTAGAAAAGTTTTCGGATACAGATAGTATAACACTAGACTGTTCCACAACAACAACTGTATATCAAAAGGGAACGCCATTGGTTGAGGGAGGATCACAAACTGGAAATACATTGGCAGTAGATGGATTCACTTCAGCTCCCCAAGTACAAGAAACTTTTACGATTGCTGGAAATGCAACAGAGTATACCATTGAAGCAGTAACAGCAACTTCTGCTGGATACAATATTCAACTGGATCAAAACCTTGCTGCAACACCAGCCGATAATGCAGTTATAACAGTAGTTAATGGTTTTGTTCATACTGTCAATGCTATCTATGAAAATACAGATGTGGTATTTGCTGTCTATGGCAATGGTTCACTTGGACAATTTACTGTTGATTCCAATAGTAGAATAACATTAACATCAGCTCCTTTCCCTACTGGAACAAGAGTTGGATTTAATTTTACTCCAGTATTGGAAACTATGGCGATTGACAAGGAAATAGAAACTGGCCCATTAACTGGACAACCTAGACGAGTTAATAAAGCTATTGTGGACATATCAAGTGGATTGGATATTACTATGAAAGCTCAGGACTTGACTGCAAAAGAACTGGTTATACAACAAGTGGACTTTACTGTTGGCAGTGATATTGAGGCTGTAACGGACAAGCACGAATTTAATTTCTTGGGTTACAGCAAAAATCCTACTATAACTATTTCACAAAATGATCCTTTGCCATTGAAGGTATTGGGTTTAGCTATGGAGATACAATTCGCATGATGATGGGTGCAACATCTTCTGCTGCTTCTTTATTTGCTGCAGCTTCTGTAATGAGTGCTATTGGCTCATTCTCCAGCATACAAGCACAGCGTAGAGCATTAGCAAGAGAAAATTACAGACTTGAAACTGAAGCTGAAGTGGCAAAAGTACAAGCATTAGAGGAAGAAAATAACAGACAAGAACAAATGAAAATAGCTTTAGCTAACAACTTGGCTTATCAATCCATCGCTGGTTACTATGATGATGGAATGAGTTTTTTAAATATCAACCAACAAGTTAAAAACAAAGCTGTAAAGGATATTGCCAATATCAGATTGATGGGAAAAAATATTCAAAACAAATATACAGCATCATTGTATGAAAATTCATTGAAAGACAAAAACCTAGTATTCGGTGGCTATACTTCTGTTATTGCAGAACTAACTACTGGATACGCAAATTACAAATGGTATAGTTAATGGCACTTACTAGAGGAGAAAGAAAAGTAGTAACAACTGCATCTTCTGTTGCAAACAGAATGGGCATAGTCTCAGCAGTTTCAGATGATCCATTAGCTTCCAGAATGGAAGTTCTAACTGATAAGTTAGACTTCTTTGCCAAAAGAGCGGCAACCAATGAGGAAATTAAATACAAAGCTGATGTAGATGTTAAATCCTACAAAATGATTCAAGAGTTAGGAAGAAAACATTTTGATGATCCAGATGGATATGTTGTTGCTGTTGATGCCTATAAAAATACATTAGTAGAAGAATCCCCAGTCAGATTTAAAGAATGGACTAAAGGCAAAGTGGGAATGGATGCTGCAAGAGAAGGCGAAAACATCATTAACAGAAAATTAAAAATGGACTGGATACAAACTGGTCAGTCATTAGATCAAAGAACAGCAGTATTAGATGAACAAGCAACACTTGATATGTTCAATATGCCATTGGATCAAATAGACACTTATCTTAATGAAAATTACAAAGTTAAGTTGGGAGAAATATACAAGGATATGGTGGAACATTATAACACTTCATATCCAGATGAACAGCAACAGTTCATAAGAAATTATGGTGGAACACCTGATGTTTGGCTAAGAAAAAAACAACTTGGTTTTGAACAATTAAGAGTTAATAACTGGATCAAGCACGAAGTAGATGATATGATGACAGAAATTTTAGATAATAAGTACAGTTATCAAGTAGGTCAAGATTTACTGACACAACTGAATACTAAAATTCAAAAGAAATTATCTACTTATCTTGTTAAACCAGACTTCCAGCCAACTGATGGAAATGCAACATTTACTGGCAGCACAACAGATGAAAGAGCTGGTATCATAGAAGGAGCAAAGAAATTTTTAGATGCCCAATCTGAGCAACATAAAAAAACATTATCCAGATACCAGATGGAAGGAGATGTAGAAAAAACTGAAGCACATAATAAATTATTAGATGGATTTTTAAATAATCCAGAAGATCATGTCGGCTTAGATAGAGCAGCTTTAATCGCTACTGGC